CCGCACCGGCAGTATTATCATAAACATAACTCCAACTCTGATCAGTTCTGTATAAAGGAATTTGAGATTTAAATTCATAAACGCCTGGTAAAAGAGTAAAGGCCGTATTGGTCCCAGACTCTCCCGTCGTGCCATTGTAAGAATTAATAAACCAGGTGTCGCCATCAAAAGTATTCGGTTTTACATCAACGGTGCCACTTGAAGCCGAGCCTTGACCGTCAACATTATATTCAACTGTGTTTGCCCATTGGCATGTCGCTGGCAAAAGAGAATCTTTGTTATTTACAACTTGCCCTTCTAGGTTAGAACTTGAATTGTTATAAACACTTCCTACACATAAATAAGGGTTGCTCGGATGGTAATGGCCTCTTAAGTCAGGTCTAAAAATTGGCCCTATGTCGGAAATGGCACTACCACCATCATCTTTTAAATAAAGGTAATACCATGTAGAAGCACTCTCACTAGCATATGCGTCGTTGTTTCCGGTTGTTAATAAATCGGTTGTCATGTTCCAGTCTAAAGTTTCATACGAAAAATTAATTGTATTACTATAAACCCAAGCCGAATTGAATTTTTCTTTTGCTTTTACGTTCGTGTTACTAAAAACATCTAGAGTAATGTTGTTAATATCTTTTGCCGCATAAAAGAAATCCATACTTCGAGCAGCAACACAATTAGAGGCGTCTTGAATACATACTCCTAAAAGAGTTCTATTAATAGTAACAAAAGCAGAACCACTATACCTTTTCCATTGATTAACATTTAAATCATACCAGTAATCGCCGGTAGAAGGACCCGCGGGTTGAGTTACCGACCAAATTGGATTGTTATAAGTTACATCGGTGGTGGTGCCATCGTTTTGAATAAAAATCCAAGTTAATTTCATTAAGGTAATTGTGTCGTTGTTAGCAATTTTAATTCTATTAATTGGTTTACCAACATTATTTAAAAAAGCTCCTCTAGTTATGTTAGATAACTTTGTTGCCGATTCAACAAAAGCGATAAAATATTCATCACTAGAGCCATCATTAATTTTAAAAGCGGCTGTCTTTCCTACTAAACCAGAAATTTCACTCCCAACATTATCAATCGTTAGATAATCAAAAAATGGCACGACTGTATTATTGTTTTGCCTCATAACATATTTATTAGGAGTTTCTCCCCAATACCTTGTTAGTTCTTGATCCGAAGCATTTGCCATGTTTAAAAGAGCGGTGTTGTTCGAAGAAGGGGCAACCGTTAAAGAAGAAATGGTTATGTCAGTGCTACAGGTAACCGCGCTACCATTTACATCAAAAACAAGGTTGGTGGTATTCCCTGTAATTTGAACACTTGTAGCGCTACCATTTGCTTTTAAATAATAAGGTTGATTAGATGATGATCTTGTTGATCCTGAGACGATTCTATTTGCCGGTGCTGTAATTTGAGTAGCGTCTAAAGCGTCACCACCTAAAACGATTGAATTAAAATAACCAGTACCCCATGGTACGGAAGAAGAACCTAAGCCTTGACCACTTGTAGCGGCTCCCGATGAATTTCGTCCAACAAATTCAGCTTGTAAAGCTGTGTTAAAATCATTAAAAAAATCTGAGGTGATAGTCTCACCTGCGGATCGTGTTTGAAGTGTATTAGTACCCATTTTAAACCTCTCTTTTATATTAAAAAATTATGCTACTTGACTCGTGCCTACAATGGCAAAGTTAACAGTAGGTGACTCACCAGGGGTAGCGCTTCCTTCTGCTACGATAGAAACACCAACTACAGCAACGCCAACAGTAGAATTGTTTGAAAAGTCTGTGTAACCGTCACCGATATCTTTACCTGTCTGTCTTAATTTAACAATTGTTGTAAAATTTTTAACGTTTTCTTTTATCTCTATAACTTTAAAAGTGGCTTGCCATATAATTCTAGAAGAACCGTATTGAAAAGGGAGCTTTTTATCAGCGTCACCTATTTTTGTAGCACCTATAACCGGCATAAATTTATTTTCAGGCACTAATCGTAAAGGATAGTCGACCTTAATTGGATCCAAAACATTAATTGCTTTTGCAAAAGAAGTTTCTAATTCTACTTCACATTCTATTTTAGGAAATTTAAATTCATCACTTAAGGCCTTAGCTATAGTTAATTCAGTGGCGTCCGTAGTAATAAAATTTAAATTACTAATTGTTTTTTGACGGTAACCATAATCCTCTACATAAGCAGATTCTATTGAAGTTTGATCACCTACTTTTACAACTGTAAATTGACGTTGTTTTCCGTCGTTGTATTTTTTTAATGATAAAATATTTTGATCACCCCTTTTAGAAAATGGACCGTAAAAAGCTTTTGCAACCTTATCATTATAAGTTCTAGCACTAACTTTCATCTTATTATCGGTTGTAATTGTAAAAACTGAATTTGTGGCCAACAAAAGTTTTGCTATAGCGTCTCGTGTTGGAATGTTGTCGAATTTAGATCCATCGTCGATTACAACGTCACTCGAAGGGTTAATCAAAGTTTCATCGTAGGTTAGAACGCTTGTTATGTCGCTTTTATTTAATATGCCTTTAAAGGCTTCCTTTGTGGTTTCGCCATTTCCAACAGTATCAGCAGCTACTCGCGTTGTTCTTAAAACAGAATCATTAGACGGGCATACAATACTTATTTCTTCCTTTTCAAAATTAATTCTTGTGGCCTTATCATCAACTAGGCCATTAAAGACTGTAGACTCTCCGTCTTTATCATTATAGGTAACTCTAACTTTTGCTAAGTCTCGACCATAAGGGAATAAAGATCTTATGTCGTACATGTCAGAAAATTTACCACTATAATTATCAATTTTTAGTTTTACATCGCCATAATAAAAAACCCCAATATCAAAATCTGCGGCATCAATTGATTTTTTCATGTTAGAACTTGAAATAATGTTAGCACTAACCTCAACTTCTGCTCCATAAGTGTTTAAAGCTATTCTAGGAGTGAAGTAAACTTTATACTGAATGGGAGTTATTGTAGACTTTGGCATTTTTAACTCCCTTTATATTATATGAGGTACGGTTTCTAAACCACCTACATCTAAAGGATTAGTATAAATATTTTTAACATACTTTAATTTATAACTTTTTTTAACTTGAGATAAAATACAATCTTTTAATCTAAAACCAGGAAGTTGATAAGAAAAATGTTTTGATTCATACCGCCCACCACAAGGATAAATTAAAAAAGGGTCTTCACTCTCAAAAAGAGTAATAGCCAAGTCAACATCAACATTGTAGACATCACTACTAGGATAATTTTTAAACCGTATAGAATACCCGAGAGTTTGCTGACTTTTTTGAACACTGTATCGCCCCGATAATGTTTTTTTACTTCTAGTATTTCTTGAAAGATCTATTTTACTAACTTCTGGATACCCGACAAAAGTTCCTAATTCACTTGTAGCTATACCTTGACCTAAATATTTTTCAGCGTTCGTTGTTTGAGTTGAAAGGCAAGAAATTTGAATTGCAGAAGTTGAAACCGAATCAAATTCATAATAAGAACTATCTTTTGAAAAAGTTGTTTCTGTTATACCACTTAATGAAGTCCCACCTATACCGATTACATTTGCAAAAGCAACATAAGAACTTCCGCTTAAATATTTAACAGAAAAGTTCTTAAAATTATGATCTAATAACAAAATTCGATCTATTGTTTTAGTTGATGAAAAATTTATTGTTATAATTTCAGTTTCACTATCACTAGATCCTACACTGGTCCAATAGGTGTCAACGTCTAAATCTAAAATAAATTTAGCAGCAGCGTCCCCCGAAGTAGCGGTTGCCGTCCCATCACTCATTTCATTTTTTTTAAAAAATTTTATTCCACCTGTTATAGCCATTATGAGGCCTCCTCAATTGAAATTCCTAAAGCTTGATCTTCAATTTGTTGTGCCGTTAAAACTTGACCAGCTTCATCACTATCAAAACCAATAACTATGCCCATTTGACTTTCTCCGCCAAAAATTTCCGCGTCACGCCCACCACCAACAGCTCCAACAACTTCTTCAAAATTTCTTGTGGGTACTACCAACTCACCAGGCATTAACATAGCGGGGACCGAATCCGTCCCGGTTAAGCCACCTGTTATCATCCCACCGTCCGCCATTTTTGGTGGGGAAGCGGAAGCTATGCTTGCAATCTGTACACCAACCGCGGCAGCCGCACCCGCAGCCAAAGCTAAGTTGAAAGGCCATGGAGCTGAAGACAAGGCTTTTAATATCGCTGCTTTTCCATCGATATAAGCCGTTGCTAGTGCTGCGGCTTTACCTATGGTAAAAAGTTCTTGATTAGAACTTGACGTCAAGGTACCGATAGTGCCAAGCGTAGATTTAAAATTAATGGCTCTTTCTTTATTTCTTTCTTTCTCGCGCTTGTCTTCAAGTTTTTTATTTTTTAAATAGTTTGTAATCATTCTATTATCAGAGGCTATAATCATTCTTTCTTCGTCTAGAACATCTTTTTTCTTTTTAGTTTTGGCTTTTAAGTCCTCTTGTTCTTCTTTAACTCGATTTTTATCTTTCTCTTCTTTTATTGTCTGGTCAGACACTCTTTTCATTTCCCCAAACACTGAATAAAAATTTCCCCATATTTCTTTTTGCTTATCTACAAACTCCTGTTCGGAGGTTAATGCTTCCTCTTTGTCTACAATATCTTTTTCTTTTACTTCTTCTTTTTTGCCACTTATCCACTCTGTTACTGTAGTAAAGGCTTCTTTTGCAAAATCAACAACACCCGTAAAAGTTTCTTGGACTATCTCACCTAATATTTTCCATTGGACCATATAGCCTTCAAACTCTTTATTTAAATAGTCTATTGTGTTCTTCCAACTACTCTTTAATAACTCGCCTAAAGCATGCCATAACATTCCGGCTCTTTTCATATTAACTTCAAAGTCTTGAACAAATTGTTCAACCGCAATAGAAACAGCAATAATAAGCGCGCCTATACCCGTTGAAACAATGGCGGCCCTGAGTCCCCTTATAGAAACACTCAAGCCTTTAACCGCGGCCCTAACAGCTATTAAGGCTTTTGTTGCTAAAGCTAGGCCCCCCGTTAGAATAGTGGCATTTGTTGCGATTAATAAAATCCTCGCCGCAGTTTTCCCAAACTCTTCGCCATTTGCTTTAAGGGTGTCTAGTATAATTACGTTAAACCAGTGAGCCATTTTAGATAAAGGCGGCACTAAATGTTTGCCAACCGCTTCCCCTACATCACTTAAAGCACCCCCTAGCTGAATAAAACGTCCAGTGCCTTCTGCCGCGGCTCTCGCTTGTCCGCCAAATTGGGTTTCTAATTCTTTTAAAATAATCGATTGGGCTCTACTTGTATCCCCCGACTCAACTTGAGCTTTAATCATTTCTTTTTGTGCTTCAGTAAATTGAACCCCCGACCTTGTTAATGCCGTTATGCCCGCTATTGGATCATTCAAAGCTTTTCCAAGCATGATAGTGGATGATTTTAAATCGGTCTTCAACATTGTAGACATGTTTAAAATTGATTCGGTGGCCATTGGGAAAACATCTTTTCCAATTTTTGTAAAAGTTAAAAGTAAAGATTGGGCCTCTATAATAGCTTCATCGCCAAAGGTTGTTACTTTTTGTAATTCGGCGGCCATATTTTTTAATTCACTGGCATTTAATCCCGCGGCATGAGAAGTGGACGTTAAAGCGGCCTCTAATTTTTGTTCTGCTTGTTCTTGAACTCTATATGTTGCAATTAACCCACCGATTGTAGCGGTTAGACCAGCAAAAGCAACCGTAGCTTTTTTTGCAATCTCGCTTAAATCCCTTTGTAAATCGGCGGTAGCGGCTTGAGTGCTTTTAATAGCAGCTTGGAAGTTTTTTGTCTCGCCAAGAATTTTTATTACTAAACTTTCCGCCATTTTTAACCCCTTTGAAATTCTAGCCTTTTTCTTTCTTTGGCTCTTTTTAAGGCTATGTCTAAAGCTTGTTTTTGATTTTCGTCTAAACTTTCTTCTGTTTTTTTACTTTCTTCGACTGGTTTTTGTAATTCTATACCATGTAAAGACGCCTCAAATTTTCTATCATTATTATTTCTAATCGCTATTTGATTAAGTCTCCAATATATTTCATGTAATGATAACTTTAAAATTTCGTTCGTACTCCACCCATAATTAAAGCTTAATAGATCAAAAACTTCCGCCCAATTTAAGACGCTTTTTTCTTTTTTGTTGGTTTGGCTTTTTTTTTAACTTTTTTATCAAACCCTTTTGAGTCAATAGAGCTTAGGGTTTCTTTTCTCAAGGCTTCAATTTGTTTCTCATTAAACCCCATTGAGCAAAGAAGAGCGAAAAACATTTCCATTTGTTCGGTAACTGACCCTATACATTTAAGAAGTAGGTTATAACCGCCAAGTTCTTCTATTTTTTCTTCGCCGGTCTCGACATCAATAGTTCTGACTGTGACCTTTTTAAATTCCTTAGCTGATTCATACTCCATTAAATATAAAACTATTCTTGATAGGTCTTCACTAATTGGATTAGATAAAACTTTTTCAACGTCTAAACCATTATCTTTTAAATCTATTATATCTTTAGGTGTACATGGCCTTATAAAAAAGTCTTTTTCTAATATTCTTAAATGAAACTCGCTTCTTTTTGGCATTAAATCGGTTATCTTAAAGTTTTCAAACATAAACGCCCCTCTATAATATTAAGCTAAAAATTGGATTAGATCTTATTTTTTTTGTGATCACGTTTTATAATATAAAACAAATTAATCAAATTTAAAAAGGTTCTATTATGGAAAATTTAGATGAATATATACATATAAGAGTTTCAAAATATGAGAAAAATAGATTAAGGTGGTTGGCCAACAAATACGCGGATGGAAATGTTTCTCTTTGGATTATTTATGCGTCTTTAAATGTTAATAGAGAATTTATAAAACCAGAGGACTTAAAAGAGTCGAAAAGGAAAAGGGTTAGGGGGCGTAAAAACGCCCACCATAACCAGAGTAAAGATGTGTGACTTTTAAGCGTCTACCCAACGAATTTTAAAGACACCATCTTTCGCGCTATCGTATAGCATTTTCACGGTAACTTCCGCGGCACTAAAAGCATTTCTAGCAAAGTTCAAAGGCATCCCGACCGCTTTACAATTGAACGCGTCAATTTCGATCATCTGGCCATCAGATTTTTTTTGGGCGTACAGAACGGCTCCAAAATTCGGGAAGGTCTGACTAGCTTGGGCGCCTATGGTAACGTCCATACTACTCGTATTAATAGGTCTAATATAAAACTCTGCACTGTCACCAGTAGTAAAAGCGGGGGTTCCTACTTTAGAAAAAGTTAAACCAAAGGTTGCCTCTACCGCGTCACCGGAAGCAACACTTAATGCGGAGGCTATTTTAAGGCTATCATTTATATAAGATCCATCGGTACCTCTACCAATATCAATATCACTTGAGAGATAAAGATCAAAAGTATTGGCGCCTGTAGCAATTACAATATATTTTCCAAATTTTAAATCCGCAGTATCGCCACCTGTTAACTCAACGGCATCAATACCATTGGCGCCATCTTTAACGGTGGTCCCTTTAACATTCCCAAAACCAGAAACTGATCCACCAGTTTCAGCTGAGTTTGTTGTGGGGGCATTCCCTAAAAATAATTCAAAAACAAAATCTGGGTATTCACTAAAAGACAAACTCATTTCCGCAGTAATGGCGCCATCCGCTGCTTCCCATGGAAATTTATTTGAACCGCCTAAGAGGTCAATAGTTTCGCCCGCTAAACTTAAACTTGAATTTTCTAAAACGCGAAGCTCCCCATAAAATGAGCCATCGGTCCTTGAATAGGGGCTGACTGAATGTATCCCGAATAGACTTCGGGGTGCTGACAATGCCATTATAAACTCTCCTTGTTAGTTATCCTAAACTAGTTGTAATTTGAATTCCAGTTGCTCTAAATTCTTGTTGTTCGTTTAACCCTGTTAAGGGTATAGGTGTTATCTGATTAATAGAAACATAATTAGAGTTGGCTTTTATAAAAAAATTTTCTTCAAAAATTTCTTTCATGGCCCTTAAATATCTAAACATTCTCGAAGGTATATCGGTATATGCTGATTGATCAGCTAAAACTAAAATACAATTAATTAAAAATTGTTCTGGTACTGTGGTAGCGGTCCCAGCGCCTTCTATTTCTTCACAGCTATAAAAAATAAATGGGTTATAGTTTACAGTAGTGCTATCTAGTTCTTGTAAAAAATAGGCGTTGTTATCTACTGTTAGAAGGGTTATGGAGTCGGCTTTTTCATCGTTTATTGAAGCTATTTTTGTGTTTAAATTATTAACCATTATAGCTTTTACATCACTCATTAAATTTTCTAAATCATAGGCCATTTATTACTTCCTTTTTTTTAATGAGTCAACGCAGTATTTTTCTAGGATTTCCATCCAGGCCCTTTTCCTTCTTTGTATATGTTGACTTTTGGCCCACAAACCCCTTTCGGTCCCAACTACTAAATAAGGTCTAGCGGGCATAACTTTAGTTCCAAATTGTAAATACCCCGCATACGGTATTTTCGTCCCTAGCAATAGAGTTTTTTTATTAATTACAGTGGCCACCGTATTTTGGTCTTCTGGTCTTGTTAAGCTATTCATTAAGTCGCCACTAGCTCTCAAAATAGGATAAATAAAACCAAATTTTTTATCTTTATGTCTTTTATAATTTTCAGACAAGTCCGTGAAAACGTCTGGACCGTTCGTCCCTTCCCCTGGAAATAAAGCCATATTTGTTTTATAAAACGACATTGTAATGAGTTTAAAAGGCGTTTTTAAATTATCGACTTTTTTACCGGCTCTTAATAAAGCCTTTCTAAAAGAGCCTTTAGGGTCTACTCTAAAATCTATAAATTTACTCTTTGTTACCATTGTTGTTCGTCTCTCTTAACAACGTGCTTTATATCGTCACTAACCGCGAAACTGTCTACGCCATCGTTAGATTCCGCTAAAGTGGCGTCACTTAAAATCAACCTACCTTCTGCTATATCATCAAGTTTGGTTTTGGCCATTGCAAATAAGTTTGAAGAACTGTCTTGGTCAAGTTCAGGACGTCCAGTCTTAACCGCTAGAATCCGCTTAACTCTAGAAGAAACTAGTTGGATACTAATAGTTTTTAAAATTCTCAAAGTATAGGTGCCTGTAGCGGGGACTACATACTTCCTACCAATAATTCCATCTATAAAAGCGTCTTCCTGTTCTATAAAACCGTCAACTTCTGCACTAGTAATCCCGCCACTAGTATAAGTTAAGTTTTTAAACTCGCTTTGTATGTCTGAATTAGTACAATACGCCATTTAGATCACCTTTTTTTTGGTAGCTCTTTTTTTTCTAACTGGTTTAGGTTTTTCTTCTAGGCCTTCAAACTTTATTAATTCTTCGTTTACTAATTTACTTAAAAGCAGAGAGCCTATTTCTTCTTCGTCAAAAGAGCTTAATTCTTCGCCTTCAAGTTTTGAAATTGAATTACATTTAAAATTTTTAATAGCTTTATACATTTTAACCCCTTTTAAAAGAAAGGGGTGAGCATAAACTCACCCCCAAACATTTTAAAATTAAGCCACGCAATTTTTAACTAGATAAGCCGCTTTTACATTAGAAAGGAATAGATCATAGTTGTCTTCAACTAGAACGCAGAAAGATCCCGGAGGATTGCTTTGTGCATATTTGTAAACTCTTCTTGGAGCTGATTGTTGAATTCTATAACCTAGAGAAACCTGATATGGGTTTGCTCTTTCAGGTACTACAGCGAAAATGGTATTTTTACCAAAGCATGGCTCAAGGTCGGAAGACTGACCTTCTGCCGCGCTCTCATACATAGCGTCTGAACGAATGATTTTCTTAACACCTAGAGCTACCGCGAGTTCATCGTTGTTAAGGCCACCAGTTTGGTTATACTTATACCCTAGCGCGTCTAAAAGTTTAGAAGAAAACCTAAGTTTATTCCAAACTTGCCAAGACATGATAGCAACGTTAGGCGCCATACCACAGCCGTCCATTACAGTCTGTCTAGCTGTAGCAGAGTCACCAATAGGATCAGAATTTGAAAAGTCGGACCATTGTGCAGTCCCCGTCAATGTAGTGTTCTGCGTTAAAGTTGCGGTATCTCCAAGGACGTCTCCAAGTGTTTTTTCTTTTTCTAAAATTAGTTGAGAAGTTAGTCCGACAACTTCATCCCGCATTGCGTCGTATGGTTGATCCGCGTTTGCAATATCGGATGCGGTGACAAGTGATTCTAAACCATGCCCTTCAATTTGGTATGTGCTTTGCTCTCTAACAATAGGGTTAACTCTTCTATAAGCACCTTTACCACCTGAAAAGTTTGTTTCGATTCTTAAATGATTAGTGCCATACTTGGCCAATTTACCAGACCATTGTTTTACTCTAACTTCTGGCAAAATACTTTCACATGCAAAACCTTCGGGAATATACGCTGAACTAGCCTGAGTTAAAAGTTTGTCTACCGTCGCTTTATACTGACTCATTTTAAAAACTCCTTTTTATTTCTTTTAAAATTAAAAAAATTATTAAGCATCCGATTGAGTAGCTTGGAACGCACAAATTCTCACTCCGATAATATCATCCGAAACGCCCGCATTCATGGCAATGGCAAAAACGAATTCATGTTGCGCGTCTGCTATCTCACCTTTCCCGACTCCCGTTGAAGTTAGAAAGTTAGACTGTGCTACTGTTTCGCCTACTTGTAGTTTACCGCCACCACCGGCCATTGCAACATCACAAAACTCTCCGCTAGAAACTGAAGCGTCGCCTTGATGAATCCCGATTGCTTTTCCGTTAGCGGTACATTCAACTACAGTGCCATCCGCGGAAAGTTTAACCGCTCTATAGGCACGAATAGTCCCACCTGCTTTAAAAGTTGTAATGTTTACTGGTTGAGTTGCTACTGCCATTTTCTTAACTCCTTTTTAAAAATAATTTTTTAAAATTATAAATACAGTTTTGATTCTTCGCTGTGTTTCTTTAACTCGCTACTTATAGCTAAGTCTAAAGAAATATTTTCATCTTTAGCTCTTTTTTCGGCTAACTCGATGATCTTGTCTTCAAAATTTTCTTTGGTTAGTTTTGTTTCTTTAGGCACTACATTGTTACCAGACTCGGAGAGTTTAATCTCAGTCTGTAGAGAAAGAAACTTTTCCATATCACTATCAATAAAAGACTGTCTTTGAGCTTCGACTACGACACCTTCTGAAAGTTTTTTATCAAAAGCTTGGTTCTTTTCCATTAGGGCTTTTTCTTTTTTCATTTCAGAAAGTTTTTTCTCTTCTTCCAACATTTTTTCTTCTAACTCTTTTCTCATAGAAATCAATTCTTCATCTTTTTTTAGAAGATCGTCTTTAAGGTCTTTAATCATCCTCATGGCGTCTTCTAAAGATAGTTCTTCTTGCATTTTCTTTTCTTCTTCTAATTCTTTCGCGTCTCCGTACATTAAATTATCCTTGTTAGGGTTTATAATTCTTTCTTCACTTAGAACTATTGGTTCCATTGATTTTACTACAGGTCTATTTGTTAAACCCGCACCGAAAAGAGTAGGTCCATAATTTTTAAGTGTTTCATTATCTTTATAGGCAAAAGAAAAATCGGCACTGATATATTTAAAGGCTTTATTATCTAAACGAGATTTACCTGTAGGTGTCCACTCAACATTGGCCCACAATTCTTTTTTATCTTCACTTAGCACTAGCTCTTTTATCCAACCCGCGGCCTCGCCTTCACTATTATGAGAAAAATCGATCATTAGATCTATACCTCTCACTTTTTCCGAAAAGTTTTTAACCATGTTTAACAAGTCTTTTTCACTAACTTCTATTTCTTGGCCATCGTGAAAGAATTTTCCGGCCCTTAAAATTTGTATTTTTTCAGGCGCGGCTTTTTCACTAAAATTGATAACAAAAGGTGAGGTTCTAAATTCTGACATTTTATCTTTCCTTTTTAAAGACGCATAAATAAGTATAACACCACGCCCCGGAATTTCAAAAGAGCTAAAACTATCTTTATCAAATAAATCTGGGTTCTTTTGCCTAAAATAATAAGATCCTTTCTTTTCGTCTACCTTATAAAAAACACCGCCTGACTCTTTTAATTTCTGCTTAGCTTTTTCTAGAGTCATATTAGGGGTTTTTTTAACTATTATTGTTTGAATTATTTTTTCTGATAACTTCTTTTCATCCGCTTTTTTTATTTGTCTTAAAACTTTGTTAGCCCATACTTGGCCACTATCACCCCCCCATAAAAGCCACGAGATATAAGACGCGCTATAGGGTTCTTTTTTTATATGATTTTTCTTGTAGGTTTCATGCCTATTAAAGAAGTTAACCATTTTCTTTATTACTTCAGGGCTTATTTTAGACCTATTTTTTAAGCTTGTGGCCCTAGCTACACCGCTACCTATTTTTAAATCGCCCGCTTCCTTTGTAGTTAAGCCACCTTTTCCAGTTTTTTTTCGTAACCTTAAACCTAAATCTGCGTTTTTCGAAACTGTTATAGGTGGTACAAAATTAATGTTTTTGTATTTCTCTAAAGACATACTAAAATCCTGTAAAGGTGGTTTCACTCATTAAGATAAAGTGTTTTAGCTTTTCCCCAAATTGTAGAAACTTCTCATTTTCTTTTTTAATTCTTAGCTTTTTTATTTTTCTACCTTTAAGATCACCGACTAAGATAGGTAATATTACACTTCTACAATTCCAGTGTAGCGGTGGAGTAAATTTAAAAAATTCTGGATCATCTTTAGCAAAAATAGTCCCGTTAAGTTCTTCACAGATAGGCGTCCTATCAATCGGGAAATTGTTAACAAATTCGAACGCCTCTATTTCTTTATCTACTTCAGGATCAGTAAAAAAAGAACTTCTAGCTTCGCCTATAGTTTGTGCTGCACTCAAGGGGGCGCCCGCATTCACAGAAGGTCCAGTAATAAAGTCTTCTGCATTTTCCTGCATAGCTTTTTTAACTTCATTTATTTTTCTTTGTTGGCCTACAGAAGTTGTATATTGAAAATAAATGGCCTTCTCTAAATCTGATAACTGAGTTTTTACCAAAAGTTCTTGTTGCGTTTTTATACGCCTTCTAACTTTAGCGGGTAATTTACTCCACATGGTTTCGACTTTCTTTTTTGTCTTCTTTATTTTTTTTGTGGCTTTTTTTACATTTTTACTTTCAACAAATTGAACACTGTAAATTTCATTTTCAGATAATTCAAATTTAGCTTTTGGTACTTCTTTTTTTGTAATTCTTAAGGTCTCATATGCAATTATAGTAAAGACGTCTAATAAATCGTCTTTATATTCATCAAGACCCGACGCTTTAATTCCTTTAATCGCGTCGAGTTTTGTAGCATTACTTAGGCCTGACTCCTTGGCCACTACTTTATTTATAATCGTGTCAGCTACAAAACTCAAATTACTTTGCATTACATCTAAAACGGCTTTTTCACTATCTCTTAGTAAAGTGTCTAGCTCTCTTCTTATGGCCATTAGTACCTTCTTTTAGTCCTTCTTAATGCTTCAAACTTTTCAGACAAAGTCATATCAATAGTAGGCGCGGCTTTAATTCTTTGGCCGTCTTCACTCATTTCTGTTATTCCCAATCTCTTTCTTAAATGTTTTTCTAGCTTATCGTCGGGCGTTAGTATTTGAGCACTAGTTAAAACGGTCAAAATATCCGCTAGCTCTTTACCCGCTTTATCACTAATTCCACTAAACTTTAATTTAGGATATTTATCTCTAGGCCCAAAATTCATTTTAATTAATTCAGGAATTAAATTCTTATTAATTTGTTCAGCTATTTCATCCGCTAAAAATTGTAGGCCTGTTAAAAAGAAGTCAGATAAATCATTAGATAAAGAGTAGGCGCCTGTACCTGACATTCCTAGCTCTAAAAAGTTGGCCAAAAAGGCTTTAACCATTCTTTTGTCTTCATTTTCTATAGAAGTTTCAACTTTAGAAGGATCGTAGGTGTTAGTTTTTAAATCAATATCAAAGCCTTCTGGTTTAATTAAATAATTGCTTTGATGGGTAGTGTATTTTTCTAAAGCTGTAATTAATTTACTGTACTGCGTTGACGCTTGCCTACCCTGAGGAATTGTAGCTATCGGTGTAGGTACTGCAAATTTTTCAATGCCTATAGCGTTTATTTTATTAAAGTTATTTTTCCGCCACCAATTACCATAGCATGGCCTCAAAGCACTGATCCCCTCATAGTTTGACCCCTCTCTATTTAAAGTAAAGAGTAATAAATATTTTGCGGGGATTGTAACTTGTCTACCTACTTCGCCAAAGGCCAACTGGTCAACGCTTAATAAGTCGCCTGTTTCATGATCTAAATTCCATCTTTCAATAGTTTTAGGACTTCGAAACCCTATATTTTTAATCCCTGTATAGCTATCTAAAACCTTGTTGCCTTCATTGTCGTAGATCGGTTGGTTTATAAAGTTTTTATGAGTGACTTCAAACATAGAGTAACCAAACTCTACCATGGTTAAAGCTTCACTTAGAAACCTACTAAAAGGTGTGGCCATACTATCGAATAAAATCTTTTCAATTAACCTAGCGTCGTTCTCATAAAAAAAATCGTCGCCCGCACTAACAATTTCAGCACTAGCACTTTTAATAGGATTTTTTACAGCACTAAGACACATCATTACTTGAGGATCAGACCTTCTCATTTTATCGAAGACATCCGCCCTTTCATTGTTTCGCAACGCGTCCAGGTACTCTTCTTCAAAATAACCACCATAATTTTCCGTACCTGTAGAACCAATAGGGCTTTCATGAAAATTAGGAAGCTCTTTATTTTCTTCTGACTCTAATTTGTCTTCTGCTTTTTTAGTAAAAATATTGTCAAAAAAACCCATATACTCACCAATTAGTTAAATGACTTGTTGTTGTTATATCATTAGGTACAAATTCGTCGGTAAATTCATCTACTCTTTTAAAGGCTAAGTAATTAAACGCTCCACTTAAAGCGTCAATTATATCATCATGTTTTACTTGAGGGAAATTTTCAGTTTCAAAATAAAAGTCTTCTTTGTTTCTACAGCTTTTTAAAATTTTTATATTGCCCGCTTCACTCTGCGCACTAACACTTTTACAAGCTGTAATTTTATCAGTAGTAATTTTTTCGTAAACCACAATAAATCCCGATAACATTCTAATAAAATTTTCAATTTCATTTTTACCTGCACCCCCGGGATCTTGAAACCCCTTTACTACGCAATTAACACCGTCTTGTTTAGCTGTGTTTAAAATAAGTTTCTCGACTTTTAAAGCCGAAACTCTTTCTCTTATTATATCTAAAATGTAAAAAATTCCATCCTCATCTACACCTAGCTTTAAACCTACAGTGTAGTCAGGGTCACCTTTATCGCCTTCCTTAAATTCGGTGGCGGCTCGGTCCCAACATCTAACTATAGAAACTAGTTTAGGCGCTGCATTAACTTCTGTAAAGTAATGTTTCTTAAAAAATATTCCCGCAGCTTCTTCAACATTCCAATTTCCATCTAGCAATTGCATTCTTTCAAATTTACTTAGCGCCTGTAAATTTGCTAAATAGGTCGGGTCTTGTTTCATTAAAATTTTGTTGTCGTTTAAGTTGGCCGGAATAAAAGTAAAACTTTTTGGAATACTTGCAGAGTACTCTTTTTTTAAACTATTGGAACATTCACTCCAAATAAGTTTATCGTCAACTCTAATAAAATATCGCTTAATTCCAGATTTTTGTAAATCTGGTTTACCGTTAGGTAATAAGTACCAATCAACTAACTTTCTAACCCAACTTTTACTAGAGGGGTTAGTTGTCGCTCTAATATAAGGCTTAACGGATGATATAGATCGGTTTCTTGATAACATATACCAAAATTGTTTTTCTGTGAAATGGGTTAACTCATCGAAATAGATAATAGGAATTTGTGAGCCTTGCCAATCTAAAACATTCTTCTCATACTCCAAATGGCCAAACTTTAATTTACAGCCCGCGGGGAATTTCCAAGTTAAAACACTCTCTTTTGGTTCTGCACCTAATAACCCATATATCTTTTTTGAAGTGTCCCATAAACCCCCTTCATTCCTAACTTGTGGACTAGTCCTTCTAAAACAAACCGCTCCCGCGTCTTTATTATTGAAGTGTCTTAGGAAGTCTAATAAAAGAGAAAAGGTTTTCCCCCCACCTGCGCTTCCACCATAGATGCAAATATCGGAATCATTTTTTAAAAACATTTCTTGTGGCCCTTCTTGAGGGCCTAAGATTAATTCATTCATTCTAATTCTAATTCCATTTCTTTTTTTGTGACGTACTCATTAAAGGACAAAACATTTTCAAAACTCTCCGGTACATCAAAATATCTATAGTACTTTTCAAAGGTGTTTTTTTCTATAACATAAAAACCTTCTTCCGCGGGTTCCATTAAAATAATATAGTCGCCAACTTTACCGGTAGTAATATAACCTTTTCCTTCTTTAAAAATTTTAAAATCATCTTTAACTTGTACAGCTTTTATTATTGTAGGATTTTTTTTTATATAAAATTCGAAGTTTTGATATTTTATGTCTTCGTCAAAAATAACCCGCATTTATTCCCTTTGGTTAGAAGGTATATTTAAAACTACATTAGCAATTTCTTTATTTTGTTCTTCTATCGGTTTGTCACTCCATCCTAGATAAACTTTAGAGGCAAAAATTAAACAAGGCACATTCCCGTTTAATGCCATTTGAATTATTTTTTGTGCTAGTCTAATTTTCATTGGACCCATACGCCTAGCTCTGTACTCGCTAAAGGTACAATCGTACTCTTCCTTTATCCTTCTTTCTATGGAGTCTTCAGAAATTCCGAGTATGTCAGAACAAACTTGTTTAGGTGGTTTAAATTGTAAAATTGAATCAAACTTATCCCAATCGAATTCTACTTTTTTTCTACCTACTTTTTTCTTTTTTTTTGTAGCCATTATGCGCTCCCTACTTCTTTTTTGTCGGTTTTTTACCGCAATAAAAGGGCCTAAGCGCCCTTTCTATAATATCAACTATAGCTACTAGACGCAATAAGGCCTATCAATTCAAAAATTCAAAGGTAGCGGTTAGTCTTTTGTTAGGTATGGTTTTGGCCCTTGTTGCGTTTTTGCCCGGTTTATTGGCCCTACCAAAACGTTTACACTTCCAATCTTTATTTTTATTTAAAGCACTAATAAAAGGCTTTAAGGAAGTTATTACTCTGACTCTATGGTTTTTATTATAAAGTTTGGCTATTTCATTCATGAATTTTATACCTAAACCAAAACCTTGAAATTCAGGGACTATAACAATTCTTTGAATGTTATAGACGTCTTTTACTGTAGGGTGCGGAAATTTAGCTATATTGCAAAAGCCTACCTTTACATTGTTTATTTTTAATTCATAAAATTGGCCTGTATAAAGCGGGCTAGAGTTTAAATAATGATACTCTTTATAATAGTTCCATGTTGTTTTTTCGACTCTGTAAATATCGAATTGGAGGGCGCCCCTCCTAAAGACTTTGGGAGCGTATATTCCTTTGTGTCTGTGTTATAGATCCAATCCGGTTCTAACCAATTGATTACATCGTGGTGACATGTAACCGCTACAAGCTTTTTGTTAAGACTTTTAAAAAGTTTTTTTACCGAATGACTCATACACTTAGCTACATCACGGTCCACTAACGATGTAAACTCATCGTAGACAACATTTTCATTTTCTAAAGCTAGTCTAGCGAGTTCTACCCTGGTCTTCTCGCCATTGCTTAGAACCTTAAAAGGTTTTAACCAATAGGGTACACAGTTAAAGCCTACACTACTTAAGGAATGGGTTATCTGGTCCATTGAAAATTTATCAGAAAAATTATCTATTAATGGTTTATCATTCCAATCTAACTTAGAAAATTGGCCAAAAACATTTTTTGCAATGCTGGTTTTGCCTGTACCTGAATTTCCGACTATTAAACCGATATTCCATTTATCAGGTAAAGAGTAATTCCCTTTATAATGTTGTATAGTTTCTTTGTCCTCTAAATCATATTGACCTACTAAACTTTTACAGCGAAAAGAATTACTAAAGTCAGTCTTATAAGAGAACTCGAACTTTAAAGCCTCTATCATTTAATTCCTTTTGTAACTGGTTTTGCGTTTCTTCATTCAAACAATCTACCTCTAATTTAAATTCGAAAGTGACGTTTACTTCTTTTTCATCTTTTATTTTTTCGTCTAACTCGTCTTTAAAATCGTCTTCTGTAAAGCCATACTCTTCTAGATCATTAAAATCAAAGTCAGTCTTTAACATTTCAAAATTCCAAGTCCCCGCAACGTTTTTATTCATTCTAATTATTACGGCCTCTTCTTGTTTTGGGGTGAGTTGTCTATCCGGTACATAACAATCGACCTCTACAACGCCTTCTTTTAAAAGTTGTTGTACTCGGGCATGCCCGCTTAAAATAGTGTTATCTAGATTTATGTTTATAGGTTGAGCAAAACCAATTTCATCAAAAGATTTTTTAAGGCTATGAAGTCCTACTTCATTTATAATTCTAGGATTTTTTTTATAAGGCTTTAAGTCCGCCACCTTTCTTTTTTCTATATGCCAAACAATTCTTTTATTCATTACTTAATCCTTTAACATTATTTTTTTTACTTAATATATTAAAAGGCGCCAAAAAAATAGGGCAATTTCGGGAATTATTGAGTCAAGGCGTTTTTTGTATTTTCCATGCATGGAGAGTCAACTCAATTTATCTATAGGTTATGACGCTAAGTGGCTAATTTTAGGTTGAGCTGGACTAAACAAATTTTATTGGATTTGGTGGATCTGCTTATTCCCGTGTCCAAAGATGGACAAAAATATCCTGGTAAATCACGGGATTTATGTTGACATTATGCATTATATAATGTATTATATATATATAAACAGAGGGCGGGGGGAAACATGAAAAGAGTATATGTAATTAAAAGCCAAGACGATGGAGTGATAGGGGTAGCTACAAATAGGAAACAAGCTGTAGACCTTATCCTTAACTACACTAACCGATATAAATGGGAATTGTTAGAAGACAGTAAATGGCTTTATTCCCAGATTAACAATCAACTTAGAACAAAACTCACGGCCTTTATAACAGTGGTCTTTAAAAGCAGTTATTCAGAAAGAATGGTTGAAACAGAAATTGAAGTTGAAGAAGTCGAGCTAAATAAGCTGAACATGTAATAACCCCAAAAGATCGGGATTTCTATTGACATTATGCATTATATAATGTATTATATAAGTATAAACAGAGGGCGGGAGAAAATAAAAATGAAAAAATCAAAAAAAGCTTATTTCCCTAAAACTTGGTACACAATTGGAAAATTTAGAATTTGCATAATTAATTCTAAGGAATACAAAGTCCAAAGATTAGGGAGCCCATTTGCCTATAACCTACTTTGTAAAGATGTAAATAAGGTTATTAAAGAAATGGAAAACGATACTTATTTTTTACCATGGAAATAAACAAAAGGGGGGGGACATGCCAAGACAAACAAAAATTACAAAGCTTTATCAGGAATTACTAGAGGTCGAAGACCAGCTAGCAGAAGTTAAAGATCTTTATGAGAGAAAAGAAGTGCTATTAGAGCAGATTTTTAAGCTTAACAAAGGGCCACAACTCTTTGAGATTGAAGGCGAAGAAAAAGATGTAGAGGTAGTTTTACAGAAAGGGCATTATGTTTTTAATAAACCATTCAGATTAAGCATTAAAAAGGCGTCTTAGGCGCCTTTAAAACTAATAATTACAGAGGGGGTAATTATGAAATCTTTAAACCAATTAAAAAAGCAATGGCCAATTAAAAAAATTAAAAAAGAAAGAGAGGAAAACAAAGGGCGCTACCCTGATCAGTTAATCAGGGATGTCAGAGAGTGTTTAAAAGGTGGTGAGACCTACCAAGAAGTCGGTAAAAAATTAGGTGTACCCCACCAAAACGTTTACAGGTGGGGTTTAAAGAAAAACGACTCGAACGCAATTAGACGGACTATCTCAAGAAAAAAGTAAAAATATTTTACAATGATTAAAAATTAATTTATTACAAAAAAGGGGGTTTAACCCCCTTTTTTATTTATGGAGTATATATGCCAACAAAAAAAACAAAGAAAAAAGTCACTAAAGCAGAAGAAAAAAAGCCCATTGTTAAGCGTGGAAGGCCACCAGTTTGGGGTCCAGAAAAAAAGTATAATAAAACCATTAGGCTAAGTGAAAATCAAGAAAGAATAATTTACGAAAATTTTCCTACTTTACAGGCCTTTTTTGAAACTACCTACAAAATTTTTCACGACACTATTTCAAAAAAAAGAAAAAAATCTGCTTAATAAAAGGGGTCCATTCCCCTTTTTTTTTATATTTTAGACTGTTAGGATAATTCATAAATTACAAAAGGTACTTTTATGGATGAAATTACTAGCATGTTAATTAAAGAATGTGCTTTAAAAAATAATGATTTTAGAACTCATTTACCTATTAATTTTATAACTCATGAAATTGTAGCCTTTAGATATGAATACCCAAAAAACTATTTATGGCCAAAAAATGTAAAGTATAAATATGATAGCTATAATGGTAGTTTAATTTTATCAAATAAAATGTTCGTATGTAATGATATCTATAAAGTTTTACAGGATCTAACAAACTATGATGAATTTACCGACGAAAATGATCCGTTTAAAGAAAAACGTTTTGGTGACTTATGTTATAGTGAACTCTCTTTTAATGAGAGTGAAACAATAAAAGACTGTGTGATTTTTTGGAAAATAGAATTTTATACAGATAATACTATGGAATTTAAATCTACTAATTATTTAAAAGATAATTGCTACCGAGTTTTAACGCTATATGAGATGAGTGAAGTAAAATGAGAGAATTTTTTTATACTGATAAATATAAAGATGAAAACCCGCCTTTAAGAACTCATTATGTAATGAATGAAGGGATAATGGAGTTTAGTATTTCAAAACTAAAGAAAGAACTTAAAGAGATAAATGAAGTTGTAACTTTAGAAACAGCTCTAGAATGGTTAAGAGCTAGTGAAATGTTTACAGAAAATGAAATAAAAGACTTTATAGAAAATTTTGAAATAGCAGAAAAAGATTAATGAATTTTTTTCTTTTCCTTCCCCTTAGCATGTTCAACCATTTTTTCATGCTTCAGCTCACATTTAAGCTTGCCTACTGTCAGCTTTTCGAGACAGTCTTCACTTGTGTCTGCTTCTACTAACAAATTTCTGGGAATTCTTCCCGTTTCACTTTTATATTTATGTTGTAGCATATAAATATTTTTTAATTCGTCGGTAACTTTTTCTAGTAAAAAATTTATTTCTCTATAAGTTAGATGTACTTTCACTTTTTAACTCCGTACTTTTCAAAAAAAATTTTATCGTACTCTTCTCTAGCTTTTTTTACCCTTGGACTAATATCAAAAGGTTTTTCTTCTTTATAATTTTTACTCATATCTTTAAAAATACCTAGCAATTCCTTAGCTGTGTTTAACTCGCTAGCCATCGATTTTGGAAACCTTTTCATGTACCACTCTTGTCTTTCTAAGCCTTCTATCAAAACTTCTAATTCTTTTTTATTAAACGTCATCCTTTTCAACATTTTCTACCCTTTTAAAATCTTGTGTTAAAGCGTTTTGTAGCTCTAATTCTTGAGCCATACCCCAGTTTTCTAACATATAGTCATCACTTTCCGATAAGTACTTAACTAAAGCTTTAAAATATTTTGCATTAAAATCATCGTTTATTTTTTTCGTCTCTTTTAAATTCATACCCCCCCCAAAGTTTAGATAAAAAAAAGGGGAAGTGCTGACCACCTTCCCCTTAAATGATTTTTATACTCGAAAAACAAGCGACTAAAGAACAATTTTCACTGTTATTTAGTAGTCTACTTTTTACATTATACATTATGAAAAGTAAAGAAAAAAGAAAGTGGCCTCGAAAGAGACCACCACTCAACTTAAAGAAATTTAAACGAGAAACCGAGAAAAGATATAACTGCTATTGACTGTGAACCTAATCACTTTATTAAGTGAACCTAATCACTTTATTAAGTGAACCTAATCACTTGAATAAGTTTTTTACATTATATAATTACAAAAGTAAAGCTTTTTTAACATCGTCTATACTAGCCACAAACGCAGCTTTACCACCCATCGCACAAATTTTTTCTTGAAACTTTATTTGTCTTCTGAAGTGCTTTTCCCTATCGCTTTTAAGCGCCCATGAAGCTGTAATACTTAGACGCTCTCTGTTTTTTTCATAAAACTTTATACTAGAAGGTGTTTTTACTTCAAACGCGAAAAACTCTCCTCTATAAAGCCCTATAATATCGCTAGCGCCTTTTATGATATACTTGCTAGAGTGTTTACGAATTTTTTTACCGTCAAAAAAACCACCGCTTGGGTTCTTCCAAAAGAAAGAATCTTTAAGGCTATTAAGAAACAAAAGGATTTGGTTTTCTATATCGTGTTCTTTTATAACTATCATTCGCACCACTAATGATTTTTTTTAGTTTCATTTTTATTATAAAGTTTTCAAAACTATCATGATCATGAGGCAAATCAACGCCATGTAGGTTTTTTTCACTTATGTAATTAGATAGTTCTTTAAATTCTAGTAGTCGTTTTACATTAAAAGCTTTTTTCTGATATTCAATTAAGTAAAGACGATAAAGTAACAATTTAATTTTATCGTCTTTTTTTAAATCTTTAAAGTCGGGAAAGTCAGGCGCTTCGCCTTGAAAAACGTCTATAGTACGTTCCTTTTCTTAAAGTTATCTCTCATTTCTTCAAAATCTAAGTATCTGTCTTCTATATAGAGATTTTTTTCTTTATCGAACGTGATATAATACATTTTTTCTTCAACGCTTTGGCCTCTGTGTTTGGTTATGCGTAGAGTAGGAAAATAAAACTCTTTTATATGAAATCTCTGTAAAATATAGCAATACTCAACTAAGTTAATAACAGATTTACATCCACGAATATCATTCATACTTATAAGACGATTAGAATTTTCTGTGATCTCTGCGCCTGTATGGGCCACAAAAATAAGCGGTTTATTAGCGTTGCCAATAACTTCTTTAACTTCCTTTATAAAAAAAGACTGCGTTTCTATTTGTTGGTCCATGTAAAAACAAGAAGTCGTGACGTTATCGAAAAAAATTAGATCAACGTCTTCGCGAGTTACAGCTTGTTTAAAATACTTAAACTTTTCGCTTATGGGCTCATGTTTAAAGTGATTAGTAAAAGACAACTCGCTAAAAATAACTAGCTTTTTAAAAAGCACTTGTGCGTCTTTTTGATCTAGGCTTTTTAGTGCCATGCTAAACTCTATAAGAAAGTCTTTCTCTGTTTCTTCGCTTAACCAAACAAAAACTTTCTTTTTAGCGTCTACTCTTTTTAAAGCGTCTAAGATTAGACTTCTGATAAGGGTACTTTTACCCCCATGAGCCACGCCTAGATATAAATGTAGTTTTCCAGGTCTATGGCCCCTATGAGAAGTTAAAAACTTAAAGTCGGAATAAAAATGTGTCTTCTCTCTATTTTTCAGCTCTACAAAGACTTTCTCTAACGTCTCTTCGTTAATTTCTAACACCCAAAAATCCTTTTTAAATTATATAATGCTAAAAAGTGTGGTCGATTTTACGAAGGTTGGCAATCATTTTTCATAAAAAAATTATATAAATCTTTTTCAAGGCTATTTTTAAAAACTACATTACTTTTTTCGCTAGGTTCTTCGTTTATATAGTTACTAAAATTTTTTGAACTAAAAAGAGTTTGTGGCCTTAAAAAGTAACTCGCAGATTTTCCACTGCTAAAAACTACTTCTTTCCAATCGATACTTTTTTTATCAATTACTTTTTTAAACTGATCAATTTCATATCCTTCTTTTAGCCTAGCTCTAATATCAACTAAGTAACCATGTGCGTTAATATTAAAATTTTTATTACATTTTTGGTTTAAATATTTCAAAATTTCTTGAGCTGTAATCAGCTCCTTTTCGCGCTCTGAAAGAGTAGTGCTTGCATTGCTATTAGTTTCGCTTATTAAGCTCAAATTTACGTGTTTTTTCATCAATGGTGACTCCCTTTTTTTGTAATCATGGCCATAACTTTCAAGAACAAAATTTTTAAGATTTTTTCTAACATTAAAACTTTCATACAAAGACACAGCATTTTCATTTTTTGTTTTTAGTGTATTTAATTTATTAAATACAAGACATATAGAGGGCGCTCTGTGTTTATGCGCTGTAGATGTAGAATTCAACACCGTATATGCTGCGGTGTTGTCGTAGTTTTCTACATCGTGTTTTTCTTGATTTTCGTCGCACAAAAATGAAATTCTTACATTTGTAATTATGCCGACTTTTGTCATGTTTATTTTGATAAAATTCTTATTTTTTAAAACTTCAATTGCAGTTTTTAACGCGGTTCTTTTTATACAAATTTCTTTTTCTATTTCTCTTAGCTTTACAAAAATAAATTTTTCTTCTCTACTTTTGCGTTTAAATTTTAAAAGATAGGAATAAACAATTGCGGGATTTAATCCCACTTGCTTAATGAACTTCATTGAAATTTTTAGTTCCAAAACTTTACCTTTTTAGTTGACAACATTTTAGAATTACCTAATCATTTATTAATCTTTTTTTTAAAGCAAGAGAAAAAATGAAAAACTTTTTTAAAAGTTTAAGACTATCCTTTTTAAAAGGTAGTAAACTCTCCGAAGAAAAAGCTCTAGAGCTTTTACTAGAGGCGCTCTTGAAAAAAGAACACGAACAAAAAAACAAGGATTTTGAGTAATGGTTTTTACTTTAAAGAGAGAAAATCCTGGTCACTACAATGTTAAAGTTAACAACACGTTGAGATATAACATTAAAAAGACCAGTGGTAACGCGTATACACAGTTTTGGGAAGTGATAGATTTACTTAGCGATAAAAAATATAAAGATTTTATTTCTTTAAGTGAATGTAAAGATTTTATAAATGAAGAAATTTTTTCTTCAAGTTAAAGGAGAGTTTTGGATGTATGAAGAAGGAGTGTACCACTACTGTGAGTACTGTTTTAAACCATGCGCTATTTTTTGTGGATGTTCACAAGAAAAAAAGGCGCTTAAAGAAGAAAGAGAAAGAGAGCTGTACAACGCTATAGCTTCGGATCTTAACAGATTAGATATTAAATTAACTTTTTGGGGGGAAAAGAAATGAATGGCCAAGCTGGTTTCGCGAATATTCGCGGCAAAAATTATAAACTTGTTGTTAAAAGAGTGGACGAATTCAGAAAAGCTTTTAAAGGCTATGGAATTGACACTAAAATAATTGATCTAGGTCATGAAAGTGGTTTTGTAGTCGTAGAAACTAAAATTTACGACACGCAAAATAGAATTGTTGCTAGTGGTTATGCAGAAGAAAAAAGAAACTCTACTAAAATAAATCAAACTAGCGCGGTAGAAAATTGTGAAACAAGTTCAATTGGCCGCGCTTTGGCTTGTATTGGCCTAGGTGGTGACTCATACGCTAGTGCAGAAGAACTTGTCAGCGCCTTAGCTCAACAGCAACAAAAGGAAGAACCTAAAAAAACAAAGCCACTTGTAGAGAGCCCCCCTAAAAATAAAGGGTTACTAGAGAAACTTTTAAAACCTAACAAAGAAGTTAAAATAGATATAGCTGAATATCGAAGTTTAATTAATGCCTATTGTAGCGTCAAGGGTCAAGAGGGCGTAGAGAGGCCTGTCCTTAACATTTTAGGCTATATTAATAGACTACCCAAAGGTTTTACGAGTGATAAAGAAGCGTGGACTATTTTACAAAACATAAACGATAAAGAAAAATTAAAGTTACAAAATTGGATTGAGAAACAACTTTCTTAATCCAAGGGGGCGCCCTTTTTTTGAACTTCTCCAAGTTTTTTTGGGGCGCCCTTTTACAAAAGGTTTAGTTTGGAAAGAAAGTCTCCTAAAAATAAAATATTGTTAGTCCCGTGTGCGACATGCGGAGAGTTGGCGGAGAGTAAAAACAAAAACTATATTTTATGTCCTAAATGTATGCAAGCATATCTTAATAGCTTAGAAGAAATGGCCAAAGAAAATAAAAGGGCCACTCAAAATTACAAAATTAAAAAAGAACAATACCACAAACTTTACAAAAAAATTGAAAGAACTAAAGAGCGACTCGTAGGTGTGCCAAGAAAATTAGAACCTCTCAAACTATATGATAGAAATTGTTTAAGATGTGAAAAAAGCTTTGTGGCTCACGGTAAATACAATAGAGTCTGTTCTGGTTGTAAAGATATAATTTCAAACATTGAGGATGTGTTTTTATGAGAAACTATGAATTAATAAACCCCGACAATGTAGGCCAAGAATTAAAAAGCTTAGAAAATAGTAGTAATTACATTTCTAAAGAAGAGTTAAGCAAAATAAAAAAAGCTCTTATAATAAAAAAAATGTTACTAACTTCTGGTTTTGAAACTCACCACTACAAAAAAAGAAGTAAAGTAGACAACTCACAAAGTGACTTTAATTATGTTTTTAGCGTTGAAAAAAGCACTTATAAACTTGGCGATAGCTCAAACTCATTTTACGACTGTGTGTTTAGAGTTTGGAATTGGTTATTACGATCCGGGGAGGTCAGAGGTGAACTTGTTTGAAAAAGAAACTACAGATATCCTAATACACTACGCGAAAACTTTCATAGGTAAACCATACCTTTGGGGCGGGAACGGTGTTAGAGGTTTTGATTGTTCTGGTTTTGTTCAAGAAGTTCTCAAGTGTGTTGGCCTTGATCCTAAAGGTGATCAAACTGCACAAGGGCTTTATAATTATTTTACTAAAAGGTCTAAAGGTAGTGGCGTTGCGCCTGGAAGCTTGCTTTTTTGGGGAAGAGATATCGACCGAATCACGCATGTTTCTATTGCTATTGATTATTTTTATCATATAGAGGCGGGTGGGGGTAACAGTAAAACTATTAATAAAGAGATAGCTGAAAAACAAGGTGCTATGGTTAGAATTAGACCTTTAAACTCAAGAAAAGATTTAATAGCCGCAATTAAAATTTGAAATAAAAAAAAAGTTATGTATAATTTAACTACATCCAAAAATCTCATTTAAGTAGAGAGTGATTTTTTTAACTCCCCCCTCAACGGAATTTTAAATATTACTCTCTACTTAAATAGATCCTCTCTTAAAGCTTCAATTTGTTTCTCAATCCTTTTAGACCTAGACTCTGTTTTTTCTAAGTGATCAATAAAGTCTAAATACTTTTCTTTAACCTCCGCTTTTTCTTCATTTATAGAAAGCCATTTTGTAATTAAATTAATAGCAAAAGGTAAAATTACTTCTATTATTTTCATTTTTTATTCATCCTCATAAAGTACCTCATCGTACCCGTACGAAACTAATTTATGTAGTCTATCCTTCCCCATAAATAAAAAAACACAGTCGCCACTCTCCGGCTCATACTTAAAATTTTTCTTCCCTTTGTAGCTCATGATAGGGCATGTACTTCTCACCTCTAAGTCTTCGTCAAAATGTATCATTTGTACTAAGCCTTTTTTGCTTTGGCATAAAGAAACACCTTTAGCGGTAGTTTCTTGGCCATTACAAAAGTTTGTAGCTTTAATATCGTACTGCTTAGCTTGGAATAGAATTTGAGCAAAACGCCCTTTACCCGCTTCATTTAATGCTGAAATAAAAAGTATACACTCTTTTTCAATACCAATAGGTTTATAATTAAACTGAAATTTCTTCCTATTTTTTATTAATCTTTTTTTGTGGTAAACATTTCTTAAAACTACTTCTCTGTGACAACTTTCTATTTTTACATAGTTTATCTTAAAGGGCGTTTCTATTTCAATTAAATAGCTTTTAGAAAGTTTAGGTACAGCTATGCCCTTAAAGCTTTTGTTATTTACTACAAAGTCTAAATCTTTTTTGTAATTAGTTTTTATTTTTATTATATCGCTAGGGGTGCTACAGCTAAAAATAATTACAAAAAAGAAGTATAGAGTTACTCTAAGGTTTTTTTCTTTAAATCTATACATCTTTTAACCAGATAGCCCGCGGAGAGTAGAACACTTATGGCCTCTTCAATGATAAATTCTATGTTATCGTCTTTTAGATCAAATTTATCTTTTGCGGCTTTTTGAAGTTTATTTTTGCCTTCTTGATCTAATCCTTTTAGTTCTGGTATAACTTTGGACCAGTCAACATTTTGAAAACTCATTAACTCATCGGTTAAATTAAAAAAAGCACCATAGTTTTTATCTTTTACCACTTTTTCGAGTACATTCCCTAATTCCATTAGAAACTCAATAAGCGGTACAAGGTTTTTGACTTCCGTGTTCATTATAAACCCCTTTTTTTGTGAATATAAATATAGACCTAGCTTATCTATAAAGATCAAACTCTATAGTCCTTATGGGCATAAATTGGTTTTATCTCTTTATCTTTGTTAACCCTTTTTATGATATATTTAATCATAGACATAATTGAATGATCAAACTTTTCATTTAACCATGATAGTAAAATTTTCCCTGTAATTTTATTTTTTATTAACCAAACTTGTATATCTAGAGAGTGTTTATATTTACTAATTTCATACGCAACAGGCATCACCCCCGGCTGATCATCAATTATTCTTAAATAAAAATCTCTTTCCGCATTTGACATACTCATTTACTTTTTCTCATTTCAATTAGGTGGTTTAACATTTCTTTTTGATTCCCTTTAATATCTTTTATCTCACTCTCTAAAAAATAAACAGTTCGATTTAAAGAACTAATCTCTTTAGAAAAACCCCACATCGTTGAAGCCGTCCCTATTAGAACGGCTCCGACCAAGGTTTGAACTAAGTTTTTCATTAGACCTTCCTTAGTAAAATGAAATTAAGCTTTAGGAAATTTCTTTTTTATCTTTTCCCTTTCTATAAGATAAGCCTTCATTTTTTCAGGTCTACCACTTTCTTTTTCTGCTATAGCTTCAAATAGAAGATGATCTATTCTAATATACTCCTCCTTTCTTTTTAAAAGGGGAGCTTGTTTTTCTTTTTCATCATCCAATTCTTTTTTTGCTTTTTCTAAAGCTATAACTTTTTTTTCTAATTCTTTATCACTAAGCTCTAACCATTCATTTATATAGTCCGTTGCATCTTTTATAACAGGGATTTTTTCGCCATTAATTTCGTGATATTTTAAAACTTTCTCACCATAAACTTTTTCATAAACATTTCTATTTTTTGAAACGTCTAACAGTCTTTCTTTTAAACTTTTCATTATAACCACCTTATTTTTTATCTTATCTTAGTAATTGTGCCGGCACTATATCGCGCCTCAGTTTGTCCCGATCCACCTACATTAATTCCCAAATAACCGCCACCGTTGGAAGTAAAAGCATAAATTTTAATTTCCATGGGCGCGTCCACTTCGAATGTTGCATAAATAAAACTATCTGCCCGGCCATTATAACCATGGGCTCCAATAGCGTTACCACCCCTTTTAA